ATGCCACGCGCCGGGGGGCGTGCAATCGGTGCATCCATGACCACCCCTCCAGCCGAATGCCCCAGCTGCCACGGCAACAGCTTCCGAACAGCTGACACCCGGCTGAATCGAGATGGCCGCCGCCGCCGCCGGTATCGGTGCCACAGCTGTGAGCATCGGTGGACTGTCTGGGAGGGCGAGCGCAGCCAGTCGCCACCCAAGAAGAAGCAGCGCCGCCCGCTGAGCCCTGACGAAGTGCGCCTGATCCTGTTGTCCGCGTTGAGCAGCTGCAGCCTGGCCAGGCAGTTGGGCTGCTCCCATGAGGCGGTGTGCTCGGTTCGCCGCGGCGACACGCACGCCCAGCTCTGGCCGGAAATTCCGCGGCAGCGTGCCAGGACCGGCCCCTCGTGCTTTGACTGCAGCCGCTGGCGTGGGGGAACGGATCCCTGTAAGGACGGGGTGCCGGAAGCGAAAGCCAGCAACCCCGGCTTTGCAGCCGAATGTGAGCTGTATGACCCGCGTGCGGGATGAGCCAATCCCTGTCAGGATAGCCACAGAACAACCACCCTTTGCCTTGGTCTCATGCACCAGCAATCTCCGCCGCCTCGCCTACCTCTCGCGGTGATCCTGTTCCCTCGAATCAAGCCTGAGGAGGAGCCAGCGCGATCTGGCGTGGCGAAGACGCCTGACGGCCCGGAGCTCGCTGCCACGCCACGACAGATCCTTGCCCGTGCCCGGGCCATCATCAACCGCCGCAAGCCCGCACGCTTTCGCCGCCCATGACCCCACCAAACGATCAGCGCGAGGTATTCATCCCTGGTTCCAGGGGGATTCGCCACCTACAGCCCGCCGGCCCCATCCCCCATGCTTGACGCCACCACCCCCGCCCTCGACTTATTCGGCAATGTTGGAGCAGAAGCCTTGCAACGCTCTGCGCAGCTGAGCCCCTGCCGCCGCTACCGCTATACCCTGTGGCGGCGCTGGGGCAGCGGCCCGTACGCAATGTTTGTGGGTCTAAATCCAAGCACAGCCGACGAGACGGTTGACGACCCGACAATTCGGCGTTGCATTGCGTTTTCACGGGCCTGGGGCTATGACGCTTTGTGCATGGCGAACCTGTTTGCGTACCGAGCGACAAAGCCTGCCGACATGCTGAAGCAGGACGATCCGATAGGCCCAGATAACGATGCGCACCTGCGGCAACTGGCAGCCGATGCCGGCGTGGTAGTGGCCGCCTGGGGAACGCATGGCACGCACGGCGGCAGGCACCGCGCAGTGCGCAAGATGCTTCCTGCGTTGCACTACCTGAGGCTGACAAAAAATGGCCACCCCGGCCACCCTCTTTACCTCCCAGCAAGCCTGCTCCCAGCAGCGTGGGCAGAGGGACAGCCATGACCATGCTTGACGCCAACACCCCCGCCTTCCGCCAGCAGTACCCCAATGGCGCCACCGTCTACGACCGCACCGGGCGCAGGATTGGCAATGTGTTCGCGTGCAACCCGGAGACTGGGGAGGTGATCGCCTTTGACAGCAGCCGGCTAACGCGGGCATGGATTCGCCTTGTGAACCTCTTGCCGCTGCAGCAGTGGTGGAAAGAGGCGAGCATCTGCACACGCCACGGATTTTGGCCCGCGCCGCTGACGATCAGGAGCCATTGGAGGCGCACGCCACCGGCTCCTGATTTTTGGGACGCCTATTCCAGGCCCGTGTCGTTGCCGTCTGAGAGGTGCATCCTCATACCGCTCAAGCCGGCAACTGAGGCCGATCTAGCTTTTACGATTAACGAACCCTTGCCAGAAGTGGCATGGAGATCACTGGTTACAGGTGAATCCGTCACGACAGAAGGATTCATTGACCCCTATCGTCCGCCCCTCCCAGTGCTTGACGACCGCACCCCGGAGGAAATCTGCGGCTACGGCGATGACGGGCTTTGTAGTCACTGAACCCCGCCCCTGATGCCCCTCAACCTCCTCCAACACGCCGCCTACCACGACTGGGGCGGCTTCCCCGCGATGCGGGAGGTGCAGGAGGCCAGGGCCGCAGAAGCGGCGATTCCGGCGGCAGTGGAGCCCTACACCAAGAGCTTCCGGGAGTACATCGCTGATGCCTTCCCGCGCTTCCCGTTTACGCCTCACACCGAACGGCTGATCGCCCTTGGCCAGCGCTTCGCCGATGGCGACCTGCCGCGGCTGATGGTGGAACTCCCCCCGAGGCACTGGAAGTCCACAATCTTCAGTCGGTTCCTGCCCGGCTACTGCCTGCGGCGGTTCCCCGATCGCTCCGGGGGCATCTGCTGCCAGACCCAGGATCTGGCGGTGGGGTTCTCCGAAAATGCCCGCGACTACTTCGCTGCCAGTGGTGGCCCGTTGAGCCCCACCCGCTCAGGGAAGGAGGAATGGGGCACGGCCGATGGGATCGGAACGATCTGGACTGCAGGCATCGGCAAGGGCACCGGCAAGCCAGGGCACTGGTTGTTCATTGATGACCCAATTAAGGGCAGGGAAGAGGCCGAGTCAGCGGCTTTCCGCCGGCAGGTTCACAACTGGTGGGATTCAGTGCTGAGCGCCCGTGAGGAGCCCGGCAACGGCGTGGTGGTGGTTCACACCCGCTGGCATGAGGCCGATCTGATCGGCTACCTGTTGAGCAAGAACCTGGAACTGGAGAAGGAGGACATGGAGGACGACTGCGAGCGCTGGCACGTCGTCTCCCTGCCGATCTCTGCGGTGCCCGCCAACGACATCAAGCCCCTACCGGCCACCGTCACCCGCGAGGCCGACAGCCGCCAGCCCGGCGAGGCCCTGGACCCCGATCGTTTTGATGAGCGATGGATCAAGCGGAAGAGGGCCAACACGCCAGAGCGGGACTGGGAATCGATTTTTCAGCAGCGGCCGAGCGCCGGGAAGGGGACCGTTTTCTTCCTGGATCGGATGCGGTTCTACGGCTGCCCGGCCTGGCCCGGCAAGCCCGACGACCCCAAGCTGCCGACGCACTTCATCCGCCGGATCCTGTCGGTTGACTGCACCTTTGACGACACCGCCGGTAGCGACATGGTGGCGATGACCCTTTGGGGGCAGACAACCCAGGGCACCTGGTTGTTGGATCTGGTGAATGAGCGCTTGGACTTTCCCGCTACGGTGAGCATGATCCGCTCGATGTACACCCGGCACCGCTTCGGGGAGCTGGTGATCGAGAAGAAGGCCAACGGCGCCGCAGTGATCAAGACCCTCACGCAGGGCGCCCACGGCTATCAGGTGGTTGCCGCCGGGGTCGGTGACATGGGCGGCAAGGAATCCCGCGCCAATGCTGCCAGCGTGGAGTTCAACAACGGCAGGGTGTTCCTGCCTCGCTCTGCCCCGTGGAGCAATGTGGTCAAAGATCAGTTATTGCAATTCCCCGCAGCAACGTTCGATGACATTGTGGACAGCACAAGTCAGCTCTTGATCTATCTCTCCAGCTCTGGTCCCATCAGTTTCTCTACAGTGAGCTATGGCTATGGCGCCTAAGCATTCACTGATGCAATAATGGGACAACAAACAGGCCCAAATCCGGTGCGTTGAGCATGGCCACCACCACCCGGCGCCTCAGAGCCGCCCGCAGCGAGAAGGTCCGGCCCGACCCGTGTCCTGATCTGGACCGGCTCAAGGGGTTCCCGCCGCCTACGGCGTGGTCCGAGCAGCTGGCGGCCGACAACCTCCTTCTGGCCACCAGCATGGCCAACCGGATGGCCCGGTCCACCCGGATGCCGTTTGACGACCTCTTCCTGGTGGCCGCCAGAGGCCTGCTGAACGGCTGCCGCCGGTACAACCCCGAACGCCTCAACCCGGCCACCGACCGCCCCTATGCCCTGAGCACGTGCGTGGTGCCCTACATCCGCGGGGCCATGGCGCAGTGGTTGCGGGACAAGGGCCACAGCTCCGGGGTGAAGTTCCCCGATAAGTGGAGGGACGTGGCGCCCACGGTGCGGCGCCTCGCCGCCGACGGGGCCACCCTCTCGGCCGTGGTGGAGGCCACCGGGCTCGCGCCTGAGGAGGTGACGGCGGTTTTGGGGGCACAGGGGGCCACGCGGCTCCTTGATCCTGAGGCTCTTCATGCCAACCGTGAGCCCGACCCGTGGGATGAGATCGAGAGCTACGACGAGCTGAACGAGGTCCTGCGGATCGCAGACGAGGCCCATGCCGCTCTGCGGTGGGCGGATCGGCAGATGCTGGAAACGGCCTGGGATGCCCAGCCCCGGCGCCAGGTGGCGCGGATGCCCCATGGGCAGTTCCTGCGGCACGCCGAGGGCATTATTTGGGGCGAGCGACTGAAGCCGGCGCCAGAACAGCAGGCCCTGGCCCTGGTCGTGCCTGACGGGGTTGGAGGCCCCGAGGGCAAGGCGGGGAGGCGCATCACGGATCCGGTTGAGATCCTGCAGGTGGCGGAGCAGTTGGATTTGTTTGGTGCCTGTCACGACCCCCACGCAAGCGGGAAAACTGGGCCAGAAGGACTAGGCACCGGTGCAGCAGCAGCAGATCAGCCACCCGAGCAATAAGGGCGATCTGCCGTCGTTCCAGCACCCGAAGCTGCGGGAGGTGATGCGCGACCTCGATCTGGTCGCTGACTGCTGGGATCTGCTGCGAGGTGATGCAAAGAAGCGCCACCTGCCAAAGGAGGCCGGTGAACCCCGGCAGGCCTATGAGGCGCGGGTGGGGCGCAGCAGCTATCCGAGCTTTTTCAAGGATGGCGTGAGCGCCTTCGCGGGGGTGCTGAGCCGTTACCAGCTGCGAGGGGTGCAGCAGGGCCTCCTCGATGCAGCCCAGGATATTGACGGCGAGGGCAACAGCCTGAAGGCTTGGGGCCTCGGCACCGATGCCCTGGTGCTCCGGGATGGCGGCTGCCTGCTGATGGCCGACGCGCCGCAGGGGACACCCGAGAACAGGGCGCAGGAGCGGGCCCAAGGCCGCCGGCCCACGTTCTCAGCCGCCGAGCGCCGGAACGTTTTGAATTGGCGGACCGTCAAGCGGGGCGGACGGCGGGTGCCGATCGCCGTCACGATCCTGGAGTGGCACGAGGCTGAAGACCAGGAGTTTGGCGTCAAGTTGGAGCCCCGATACCGGGTGATGAAGGGCGGCAGCTGGCGCCTCCTGGAGATCACCGGCAACGGCGGCAAGGGGGCTTCGGCCAACCTCATCATCAAGGTGGCCACCGACGATTACGGGCGCCCGCAGGAGGGCACCTTCACCGGGCCCAGGGGCGAGGCACTGGAGAGCCCGCCGGTGGCCTGGTACGGCGTCAGCCGCGACGGCTTTGGGGAGGGCGGCCTGCCGCTGCTGAGCCTGGCGAACCTCACCCTTGACTGGTTCCGCGAATACTCCGACCTGAAGGAATTGCTGCACCGATGTGCTCTGCCGGTGGCCGTGGTGAAAGGGCGCCGGATGGCTGGGTCAAAGGGCGAGCCCCTGCCGCTGATGCTGGGGCCGAACAGCGTTGTTGAGTTCCCGAACGCCGGATCCGGGGAAGGCCTGGAGTTTGCCGAACCCTCCGGCAACAGCCTGGACAAACACCTGGCCCACCTGGAGGGGATCGAGAAGTTGATTGATCGCAGCACCCTGAGCTTCCTGTTCAGCGGCAGCGGTGAGCGCACCGCCACCCAGGCCGAGCTGGAAGGGGCCCAGCTGCAGGCCACCATCACCGCAATGGCCGAGAGCAAGAGCAGCGCATGGGAGAGCCTCTTCCAGCTTTGGGGGGCCTTCACCGGCGAGCTGCCCCAGCCCGGTGCGGGCCTTGACCTGTTGCCAGGGGTCACCGACAAGCCGGTGGACGATGCGTTGCTCACCCTCGCCGGCACGCTCTATGACAAGGGCCTGCTCATGCGCGAGACGGTCACGCACCTGGCGCAGAAGCGGGGCATGCTCCGCCCTGGTGCCGATGGCCAGAAGGAGGCCGCCGATCTGGCTGCCGAGGATGAACGGCAGCAGGCGTTGATGAACCCGCCGGCACCGGGGGCGAATGACCTCGCAGGCGACGACGTGGACGCGCAGGGGCTGCCGCTGAACTGACGGGAAAACTGCTGCAGAGACCGCAGTAGCCATGCCCAAGGGAACCCGCCGAGCGTCCTACGTGCGGGATGGCCGGGGCCGGTTCGCCTCCGCGCCAGGCGCCGGGGCCCCCAAGCGGCCACCAGCCAAGAAGGCCGGCCGCGGCACCAATCGCCTCACGCGGGACAACTCGGGCCGCATCACCGGCGTGGGCGGCAATGGCGCCACAGCACGCGGGGGACGGCTGCGCACCGGGGCGGGGAACCTCAGGGCCAGGCAAACCGATCGCCTCAAGGGGGCGCCTCAGGGGGTGCTGAGCAGGGGAGGGAAAGTGCGGGGGAAGGCAAGAGGCAAGGCGGAAACTTTTAATGAAACTCTGAAAAAAGCAAACCCCGCCGCCTACGAAAAACTGCAAAAACGAGAAGCAAAAGTAGCAAAAGCGCAACAACGCAAAGCGGCAAAGTTAGCCACTCGCAACGGCGCAAGCGCTCCTAGCGGGGACGCCGGCGCCAGGGCTCGACGGAGCGCAAGGCTGTCTGGGGTCTCTGGCCGAATCGCGGGCAGGGCCCGGCGCGTCTACGCCCAGCAGGGCGAGCGCGTGGGGGCCGGAACCCTCCCGAATCGCGGCCTGTTCGCTGCGCCCATGGGCAGGCGGTCAACCGGGACCAATGCGGCAACCAGTGGGCTGCAGCCCGGCAAGAAGGCTCGCGGCGCCCGTCCCACCGGCACCATCGTTAAGCCCCGCGGGATGAAGCCGGGGGCACTGAAAGCCTCCCGAATTGCAAGAGGCAGGGCAAATCGGGCAGTTGAACCCTTAGGAACACGGCTCA